TCTGTGACATACACTCCTGAATTGTGACGTCTAGGTCGTTTATCTGTGATCTGCCGTGCAGGCGTGTGCTGAATCAGTTTCAGTATATCATCTCGATTAGAGAAATCAATGTCGATATCTGCACTCATACTTTACACAAGGCCACAACGGTTTGCAATTGCTGTTCGGCCAACCGCACAGCGTCAATGGCATCGGCCACACCTGGATGAGTTTTTGCCAATTCTTCCAGGCGCTTTTCTTCTGTCATTTTGCGGCGAACCCATTGTAAAGATTCCAGAGTCACACCGTCGAGACTGACTTGGATGGATCCACTAGCCATTATTATCCAGGTGTTGCCGTCATAAACTTCAAAGTTGTTATTGTTGTATCGGACCATGCCAGCACTGGTTCGAGTCATGTCAATGTAGGGTGCTGAGAAACTGCTGTTGCTGACAATTACTCCTGGCCCATTTGTAATAGTTTTAATCATGTTACCATCCTGCCTTGGTTAAAATTTCTTGTGCATACGCTTGATCCTGAGGTCTATCCTGAAATCTCTTTTGCCAGGCATCGCTGTCAATGTAGGGCCATATCATGCTGACCTGTGTGGTATCTAGTTGGCTCAGAAACCGTTGTCCTGATTCACTATTGTAGATTACCCAGGGACTAATTCTGCCTGAAGTCACAGCATAACACATGGCGTTGGCATTGCCGTACCGCAAGCAATCACAATGTTGTGCTGAATTTTTTTCTGCCCAGTCTATTCCAAACTCTATGGCTCGTGCCAGTGCATCATCCACAGCTTCTATTTTTAGATGATCCACCAAGTACTCAGTGTACACACGATCGCTACACCAGTAGTCAATTTTTTTGTTGTGCTTGAGCAGCCAGTCAATGAATTGCGGAGGATTTATCACACGGGTATCCACACAGTAGCGACCAAACTTTACAAAAGCACGGTAGTAGGCTGATTCTATAAAAGTGTCAAAGTCTTTGGTTCGAGCTGAACCTGCTGCTGTTTCATAAAAATGTATGTAACTTTGAAAACCCAGGCGAACACCTGCCTCATTGCGACTAGTGTGTCTACGCTTGGGCTCGCACATGTGTACTGCAATTGAAGTTTCTCTTGCAAACTCTTTCTTGCAGTATTCACATGCAAATTTACTTTTTGTCTCGTCCGGCTTCACGATTGTAAGCATCAATTTCTTTTTGTGTGGTTATTTCGGCCATGACGTCAATGTCGTCGTCTTTGTAGTGCGGGAAGATTTCTTGTAGAGCCCGGCGCTTGGCACTGAGGCCTGCTTCTTTTTTCCGGGGGGCTATCCAGGAATGCCGCGGTGTACCTAGTCCAGGACTTACTGCTGTGGCACACAACCATTGTAGCTTGGGATGACGTCCTATGTCAAAAAAGTTCTTGTTGAGATAGTGGTTGCAGCTTTGTACATAGTATTCTTGCAGTTCTCGAGAACCTTCCACAGCCGAACCCCATCGCAACATCAAAAACGTGGAGAATTTCTTGCGTTCATCCGAATCAAGTTCATCATAAAAGTTTCTGTTCTTGACGTCCAGTTGGCGCATCTCATTTGAAATGTGTAGTCGATCACTCATGTTGTTTTACTCAGATTGTAAATTATTATAGCACGATCCAAGGCGTCTTGTAAAGTAGGATTGGTCTGGGCAGCACGTCTAATGTTGCCCCACAACTGGTCTTCTTTTATGGTCTCATGCAAGGGTTTGCCATTACTGGTACGATAATCGTAGCCCATTACTTCACGATCGACAGCGCCCGACTCTCTTCTGAACACTGTGTCACCCACACGTTCGTAGATGTAGGTTGTGTCTGGTTTGAGCTGACCCATATCACCAGGCTTTGTTGTAGTCCACAATCTCGCAGTTGCGGCTGACGTCTTTCACAAAGTACACACAGTCAGGTTCTGCATCGTCATTCAGCGGCACTGCCAGCATTTGTCCATTCTTGAGTTTGGGTGCATACCAGGTGACTTCTTGGTACACATCCACAATTTCAATATCAGGAAAGCTGGGTCTAAAACTTGTGAGCGGGTTGAATTGAAACACTCTGAATCCACGATCGTTGATGCTGGTCAGTGGCAGCACTTCAAGGTCTCCCACGTCTGGTTCGCCAATCAAGATCTGCCAGTCCATGGGCATTTTGATAGTGGCATCACCTATTCTCAGCACCAGGGCAGGAGCAGTAAAGCTTTCTAAAAAGATTAGTGGAATAAAATGATAGTCGGGATCTTTGGGATCACTGTTGTCTAGGATAGCAAATCTCATGTCATCTACTTCTTCAGGCAAATGGTCAAGATCATAATAGGAGTTATCTAGTGTTAAAATTCTCATATAGTAATAATACAGTAATCAAAGATCAAAGTCAACCATTATTTGATCTTCATCCACTCCAGTTTCTCTGCAGAGAATGGATAGTTGGCTTCCTTGTAAAAAGCCTTGCGTTTGGTCAGGTGTCGCTTGGCAAACTTGCAGGTGCTGGTGATATCCCAGATTTCCACATGATCCTTGTCTTCGGCTTTTCGAATACCACGTCCAATTGATTGAATAACTCTAACAAATGATTTGCCCGGCTCTACCAGCACAAGATTAAAGATGCGTGGTATGTTGATGCCCACAGCAGCCACACCGTACGTGGCCACAATGATCTTGCCCGTGGCATCTGCCACTTCGTCATATTCTTCTTGCCTCTTTGTGCCCTTTGTTGCTCCAGACACAAACACTGCTTTGTCTCCCAGGCGTGCTACCAGTTGTCTACCACACTCTGTGCGGTCAACCAGCACCAAAGTGTTGCCGGTTTCATTTACTCTACGTATCAGTTCTGCCATGGTATCTAGTCTTCCAGACTCTTCCAGCAGGTACTTGAGCTCGCTTTGATAGTCCTTGTATTCCACATGGTCCACCAGTTGTACAATGTTCACATGGCACTGTGCTAGAACACCTGCGTCTTGCAGTGTGCTAGCGCTGAGTCGACTGACCACTGGACCCAGGCTGACCAACAAGGCCTGGCTTTCGAACAGCTCTTTTGGCACTGTGCCTGTCAGCCCCCATCTTAGCGGAATCTGACTCATGGCACCTGTCAGCAGAGTCTTGAGTGCATCAGCTTTGGCCATGTGAACCTCGTCCACAATCACGCACACCACATCTTGGATGAATTCATGAATGGTTATTTCTGCTTCGCCACTCTTGGTCAGTTTCATCATGTTGTTGAGACTCTGCCAGGTGCAGATGGTATGCTGACAGTTGTATTCTTTTCTGTCACCAAAATACACGCCCACATCCAGACCCATGTTGATGTAGTCTTGTTCGGTCTGTGTTACTAGACTCTTGTTGGGCACAATCACAATGCTACGACCATATGCACTGACTGCATCACTTAGTGCTGCTGTGATAATGGTCTTGCCTGCGCCTGTGGCCACTTCTTGTATGCACTGCGGATTGGTCAGGAACTTGTTGATGATTTCCACTTGGTAGTCACGCAACACCATGGGCTGGCCTGCTGCTGGATGCCCCTGGGGCCACAGCACATGATTGTAATGATTCTCTGACACTGCTGCAAAGTCAAAGGTGGTGGAGTACTCACGTTGATCATCCAGCACCGGACTGTAGTCAAAACGATCAAGTATAGGCATGATCTCAGGCAAGAGATTCACATAAGTACTGCCACCCAGTTGAAAGTAGGCAATCTTGCCGTCCCAGCGCCCCAGGCGTACTGCGGGCAGGTAACGTGCTGCTGGGTTTTCGTACTTGAAGGCTGTGACCAGAGCCTTGCGGCAATCTAGATCAAGTCCTTCTATCTTGATATTGACTTCATCTCGGATTACTATAGTTGCTTGTTTCATATGTAGGAAGCCAATTCGGGAAATGTTTTTTTAAAATCCAAAGATCTGTAAGAGTCGTGTTTGCTAACAAACTGTTGAAAGGTTAAAAAATTAGTTGAATCATCGTGGTGGTCTAACATGATTGCCCAATTTTTAACAATGTCGAATTTACTAGTTTGTAATTTGTTAATAATTGTTGTCTTGACTGCTGACGGCCATACAGTAGGACGCAAGTGAGAAGGACGGTGAAGCTTTCCGAGCCAAGGTATTGGTAATCCTACATTGTAACACCAAGATACAAATTCATCAAGATAAAAAATGTTAAAAGCACTCACTGTATGTGCAACACTGATTTGAATGTTAGAATTAGATTCTGCAAATTGTAAAAATTTAACTACGTTGGTGTTTAGTACATCCCAACTGGCTGGATACCTCAAATACTCGTATCTGCTGGCCACTCCGTCTATGCTAATTTGTAAATCTATGTGTTTGAACTCTGCCCATTTTGAAATAAAATTATTGTCAGGCCAAATTTGGCCATTGGTAGTGTAATGTATAGCTATATTTTTTGCTTGACCGTTTTCAATATAATGATCTAACAATTCTAGATGTTGAGAAATATTACTCAAAAAAGGCTCGCCGCCGTGAATATCAATGTGTATTAGATTGGGTGCTAATTTTGTAATACTTTTGACAAGATCTCTGCGCACTTGATTGTTTGGTTGTACAGTAATTCCATAGATGTCTTGGTATTCTTTGGCCCATTTGCTGGATGCCATTGGCCCACATATGATACATTTTAAGTTGCATACATTTCCGATGGCCAGACTCAGTGTCAAGATTTCTTCACTGTCAAGCTCATATTCATCGTAGTTTGTTTGGTATCGTTCGTAATCCAATATGCGTTTGCTTTTTACATTTGCTTTTTCTTCTATTTTACATCTTTCGCATCCTGTAGGCCATATGCCCTGTGAAAATTCTTGTTTTATTTCGGCAAGAAAATCACTAGCACGATACTCATCAATGCTGTGTGTGGCAATGTTGTGTTTTGCCTGCTGAAATTTACAACATGGTAATATATCACCATTGGGCAAGATTTCTACATTGGTCCAGGGAGCATAACAGAAGGTCATACAGGCATTGGTGTATATAATTTTAACAAAATCTTTTTGGCTTTATTGTTCATTGGTCGTTAACCATTTGTTGTATTTTTCCTGGCCCAGGGCCTGGTATCCTAAAGTTTGTAACTTTACAACTGCATGTCCTGCCAGGATCTCATCTAAGTATACTACATTGTTGGTGTAGTTTGCAACCATTTTACCAAAGTCCATTATCACTTGTGCATATGCGTCTTGTGTGTCTGCGCCGCAAAATGCAGTCATTTCTTTCCACACATGGGGTCGGTGTAGTTTTTTAAATCTTGTTGCGGCCCATTGAGCATCAGAAAAATTTCGACACACTATACCCAGTATGTTATGTTTGCGTTTGTAATGATATTCAAAATCATGACTAGGTACACTGATAAATGGCACTGTTGACAAAAACAAATCTTTGTCTGAGTCATTGGCAAACAAGTGTGGTTTTTTAAGTTGACATCGAACAGATGTTAGATCGCTTGGGTCTAAAATTTGTGTAACTGTGTCGCCGGCTGTGCCGCCAACAAAACAAACAATTACTGGACTTGCCATGCTGGACCTTTGTAACAAAACCAAAATTTTATATTTCCATTGGTAGCATCTGGGTTTTCCCTAGCATCAAAATTTCCCAATTGATCCTTGAATTTTTTCTCAAATGCCACATCGGCCCACACCAGGGTTAGACCTATGTCATCAAGACCATTGGCCCAGGAAGTAAAATACTCCACGCTGTCAACCGTCAGCCGATTGTATTGTATCTGTGTGTCTCTAAAACTGTAGAATACTCTGGCACCTGGATTTAAAATTTTAGTATATGCTGCCAGATGTTGTGTAAGTCCATCAATGTTCACCCAATGATCGCCTCGATTGTTTACCACAGCAAAGTTATCGTATTTATTAGGCACCACCAGAGATAATTCATCACGAGATCTTGTCAAGATTACATCAGGATAAAATTCTTTAACCACTGGGTGTATTTCAATCGAATCAACATGAGGCCAAATGTCTTTGAGATAGTACCCGGCACTGGCAAAAAATCCAATGGTTCCTTCTTGACAATTTTTTAAAATTTTAGCATCATATTTGTCAACAACTTTGTTAGAGCGCTTTCTGTTCCATAGCCAATATTGATGTTTGAGCCTGCCGGCACGATACTTCATGTATCTAGTTTTAAACTCTGTTCGATGCTCGTCAGTGTATATTTGTTCAACTAATTTCATACGCGGGTGATATAGTAAATACGGTCAGGTATGACCCATGTGAACCAATTTCCTGCATCCAGATAGTCAAGGCTCATGTCAACAACCACAGCATCTGGTAAAGATTTTTTAATCCATTGAGTGACTGCCAATGGATAATGTGAACTTAAAGTTTGGTCCCGGTACGTGTTGTCTATGTTGACATAGTGTCGATTAATACAAATCAACAAGTTAGGGCATTGGTTTAACAATTGATTTATTCTGTCAATTATACCAACACAAGGTAGTCTGCTGAATTTTTGATCTGTGACAATTACCAGGTCAGCTTGGCTCGGACTTGATACAGATAGTGTCTTTTTCAAGATATCTGTGTCTTTTTCTATGTACAAGTTTTTGTATTCGTTTAAAAAAACAAAATCTTCAATTTGTTTTTCTCGCCTTAGATAAACTTCAGTAACGTAATAATTTTTTTGAATTTTTCCCCAGACGCTGGCCCACTTGTACAACGTGTTAGGAGAAATCACATCAACCAATTTTCCTTGTATTTGATCTATCATAATAGTTAATTATATAGATCTTTTGAGCAAAAGTCAAAAAAATAGGCACTCCAAGGTGCCTATAAAAATCAGGACGTGGCCTGATTAGGGAGCATAATTCGCAACGTTATTTTGGTCCAACTGCTCGAACTGTGAAGCCAGCTTCGGCCTGTTCGTCGGCTTCGTATAGGGTATCCACAGCGTACAAGAACAAATCACCATCCCAAATTTCGAACATATTATGCCACCTTCATGCAAGTTGTTTCTGCCAGACGCTTCCAGTTCAGCATGCTCATCCGGCGCAGGTCTGCAATTTTGATTGCCATGCGCAGACTCATTTCACGCAAACGATTCTGATTAGCGTCCATGAACGCAATGATCTCGTCTTGAACTTCGGGTTCAAAGTCGTAGTCTGCAAACAACACGCCATCTTTGGCAATTTGCTTGATACGCAG